TCTGGATGATTCCCAGCCGGTTGAAGGCTGGCGCGAAGATGCTCAGATCCAGCGATTTGTAATCCTGCTCATCCAGGTTGTACGTCAGCTCATAGAGTCGCTGCTTGGTGCGATCGACAAATACGCCTTTCGAGCTGACCGTCTTGATGTTGAAATTGGTGCGCGTCAGAGGCTCGTCGAAGCTGTTGGAGCGGCAGCCCAGCGGGTTATTGCCGTCGAATTTTGCCGCGGCCACGTTCGCTGAATTGTCCGAGGTGCCCATCAGCAGCCGGCCCATCGATACCAGCCAGTGAATGACCTTGTGCGGCCCTGAGCCGATGCTTCTCGAGATAGGTGCAGCATCTCCCTCGAGCCGGTCGTCCCAGTCCTCATAGCCGTCAGAGATTGACAGCCAGATCTTGTCGAGACCCGCCCAGCCAAGCCGACCCTCATTGATAGCAACCGCCGATGGATAGCCACGGCGCTCCGACCACTCACCCTCCCACCAGTCGCGGCTGGCCGTGACGGATCCGAAGTCGGTCAATACGTCAGCGCTGACGACCGTCGAGCTGGTGAATGTGTTGATTCGTGCAATTCCCTCGATCGAGCCACCTGTATAAGTCAGCGTGAATGTCATCGTGCCTGAGGTGTAGTCGCCAGACTTCATGCCGATGCGATAATAGATAATCTGGCCGTCCTGACCATCGTTGTAGGTCGTCGAGGTCGGGCTCGAGTACGTGATCGGCAGGTCGTTCCATGGCCCGGTCGGAGATCCGATTGAAAACTGCACTGTTGCTGTGGCGCTAAAGGATCCCTCGACGATGATACCGAATGTCCGGGCGTCCTCGGAACCTGTGACCCTGATTGGCGAGGTCCATGTTTCGACGTCAGCCGAGACTGAGTCCGTGACAGTCTGGCCACCGGAGGCAAGCCGAAATAGCGATCCATAGGTCGCGTGTTCCGGCTTGAATACCGGCTTGCTCGAGGTCAGTGTGATCTGGCCCTTGAGCGCAGATGGCGTGATTGTGGTGGCGCTGGTGTTTTGCACACGGAAAGGCCCGTTCTCAGGGAAGTACTGCACCACTGACCACGATCGACCGAAGTGGCGGCGCTCGATCTTCATTTGCCTGACGCCGTTGCTGGCCATATAGATCACATCGCCAGACTGGTCCAAGCGGAGATTCGGCAGGTCAGCCGTTGCCCAGGGTGTCGCCAGCGACATGGGATCTGCCGGCGCAAACTGGATATTCTTAACCATGACCTCGTGCTCGAAGGTCGCCGACAGCTCGATCCAAGCGGTTGCATCCGGTGGTTTGAAGGCCAGCGAATGAAAGCCGACGCCAAGCTCCTGCGTGGAAAGGTAGTCGTCATCGAACTCAGTAGATCCGACGCGCATCGTGACCGTGCCGCGAACGACCGTGACGTTAAGAGCGTGTTCCTTGCCCCGATCACCTACGGCTATCGAAACGTCCTGAGTCCTGCGAGCAGCCAGATCCCCGGTGCCGATCAGAGATAGAACCCAGCCATGCACGGCATCGTTCTTGTTGGTCGATACGGCTCCAGACTCATCGCGATCAGTCCATGTCGTCAAGGCGGTAAAGCCCGGTTCCGTCACCAAAGAGGAGACATTCGGCCTCGAGATCAGGACGTCATCGATGCGTACCCGCAACAGGTTGTTGGTGAGTTCGATCTGAGCGGTGTCATCAACACCAAACGTGAACGGGAGCTGGCGGGCCTTGTTGTTGCTCTGAGAATTATCGATGAACCCCATACCGGGCCTGAGCATCATGGATCCGAGCACCCTGGGCATCCAGTTTGACTGGATCTCGCCCGACATGGCCATGCGCTCGAGGTCGATCCGGGCAAGGCCCTTAGCGTCGATAACGCCTCGGTTGAAGGCGAGAATCTCTGTGTTTTGGTCGGTCATCAGCCGATCAATCGGCTGCGATTACCACGGTCAGTCGTGCCGGATCTGAAGCCTTGCCGAGACTGAGCCCAGCCGCCTTTTGGCGGGAACTTCGCAGGCGACTCCATGGCGTCAGTTGCCTTGGCTTTCAGCAGCGACCGTTCGAACTTGGCCTCCATGGTGCGTTCCTTCATGTCGAGCCCGACAATCCGAGGGGCCACCTTGTACGCCAGATAGTGCTCCACAAATTCAGTGAAATTCGCCGGCCAGAGCGAGAAGTCATTGCCGAATTGCTCATCGCTGGACACGTACTTGAGGTAGATCAGCTCGGTGTCACAGAAAATCCAGTTGCCCTCGTCGGAGTAGCGCGTGATCGGCTGATTAAAGTACTCGTCGTAGCAGACCATCATCGTGCGCACGAAGTCTGCTGGCGGCTTGTCGAATGCGAACTGGTAGCCGAAGGACGGCGTCACCGAGGGGGATGCGGCCAGCTCCACTGAGCGAGCTGCAAAATTCCACTGGCCCATCTGCAGACAGCGCAAAATCATGTCGTTGTCCCAGATGTCCTCGAGCTGGAATCGCGGCTCGCGATTTTCGTCGAGATCCGCAAGTTTACGCTCACCCAAGATGTTCAGGGCGCCGTTGTAAATCGAGAGTCTATCGGTCATGTCCTGCTCCAGGCCAGCGCATCCCTGCGCTTGTGTTCAATCCTTGATCGGCTACTTGGGCACCGACCTGTTTACAGCCATTTCATGCTGTTGGGCGGCGCGTTGTGCCAAGGCCTCGGTTGCGAAGCCGTCGCGCATCATCTTGCCTTCACGCAAGAATCGGTACTTATGCACCGGGCCGGCATATTCGACCTTGTAGATCGACGGCAGCGCTTCACGTGCGATTGCAGGGACCAGATCGTAGTACACCTTTTTGTGAACGTGCGCGAAGTTCGGGCCGACATTGACGATATTGAGAACCAGCTCCCATGCTGAATCGTCAGGCCTGACAATCAGCGTATCGCCCGGAATCAGGCGAGTGGTCAGGTGAGCCCAGAACCCTTCATCCATGCACTGTTCAGGCGTGACGCCCTGCTTCACAGTGATGCGGAAGTGAGTATTTATCTCAGCATCCAGGGCCATGCGGTGCATGGTCACCGGCTCGGCTTTCTTGACTACAGTCAGCTCAGGGGCCGCAGCCTCAGGTTCCGCGTCCACTTCCGGTTTTTCATCAATCGGTGTGGAATTTTCGGAAGTATCCGGCTCAGGAGTCGGTACATCTTTTTTCTTTGCTTCAGCCATTCATCTTCTCCAAACAAGAAAGGAGCAGACCCGGAATGAGTCTGCCCCTCGCATTGTCGCGCAAAGCGTCCCGCTCCGCTACTACGGGTTGCTGACCGTGATAAACGTCACCAGACCTGCAGCGGATACCGTGTTGACCTGTTTCCACGACGAGTCCACGGTGTCCTCCACGAAAATGACGATGTCGCCGACCTTCAGGCCTTTGTCATTGCCATCCGTGATGTAGTTGTCGGCCACCATCGTCGCCAAGTCGCCGTCGCCGGTTATCTGGCGATACGACCAAAGGGCAACTGAGTAACCGCCATCGTCTGCAGCGAGGTTGTCGCCTGTGCCAAGGCGCGGGATCATCTGTACTAAATTATCAGGTTTGTAAGCCACGATAGAATCTCCTATGCAGCAGCGAGAGCAGAGCCGTCATGTGCAACGATGCACACGCCAGAATTCTGCAAGAGCTGTGAGCCCATGTAAATGCTGCAACGAGCCCAGGAATAATCCTGTTCCTCGTCGTAGCCCGCTTTTGCTTCCAGATCGTCAGCGTTGTAGGCATGGCCGATCGCTGACTTGTGGAACATATAGCATTCCTCAGTCGCGCTACCGGGGCCGCCGCCACCGTTCAGATTAGGATGCACGATCCAGTTGATACCGAGCCAACGGTACGCAACAGGACGATCACGCCATGCCGGATCCGCTGCATCGAACGGCCCGTTCATGGTGTAGTCGCGAGAACTAAAATCATTCTCGCCCATCATGTAGGCCTCGTAAGCAGGGGTTACGACAAAGGTGATGTTACCGTCCCACGGCACATCGTTGTTGCCCAGAACCGTCTTGGCCCGCAACGTGCGAAGTGTGTTCGCAACGACTGCAGCGCCGATATTGACAGTGGTCGTGGCAAGCTCGCTGAGGATGTCCTGATCGATCTTACGATTGATGACACCCATCGACGTTTTCTGCATGATCGCCCGCTGGTTGCCCTGCGATGCGAAGATGTTGAAATCCGTCTTACGAACCAGATCATGCCATTCGACCAAGGTCGCGACAGGCTGGGTCAGGTTATCGCCACGAGCCGGAATCAATCCGTTCACGCCGCGAGTCTTGGCGGTTGCGCCGCCAGAATCAGCTACCAAGAAAGTCGCCTGATTGCCTTTGATGACCGCTTCCGTGGTCGTAAAGGATCTCAGGAGAGACTGGAGCTGCTCGAAACCGGAGATGAATTCCTGCCGGTATTGAATTTGAAATGCTGTTTCAGCCATTTGGCTTCTCCCAGATGAAAAGAATAATCCGTTATTCCACTATCGGGTTGGCCTGATTGGCTGTGAGAGGGTTAGCCTTGCGGGGCCGCTCACATTGCCGGCTCAGGGGCCGGGGAGTCGGTCAGGGCTCAGAGGAGGTTGGCTGACCTTGGTGTGGTATGCGAAATTTAAGACAAGCGGCCCGCCGTGTCAACAGGCCGCTGGCCTTTTAACTATCGCCCCGCGGCTGAGTCGGTGTAGACCTGTCGAGCCATGGGCGTTTTGGCCTTTCTGGCATCGCGGATCTTCTTGTCAGCAATCTGCGCATCAGTCATGGGCGTCACTCCAATCTTACCCTCACCCAGCTCAGGATCGCCCTTGTGCTTCTGGTACTCACGGATGTCGCCCCAGTGCCTTGCGACACTTGTCCAGCGAGAGCCATCTCTTCCCCACAGGCGGGCCATTATGGTGCCATCGGTGTACGGGCCCCACCGAGCCTCTTGTTAAGCCTTTGGCCCGGTCGGTTGCCCGGTAGCGGAGCCGCTCCGGGAGCCTGACCCGGCTTG